CTCCATCAGCTATAGTTAAGCCTATGTATCCAGCGTTTCCTGCTTGGTGGGCTGTCACAGCAACTTGTGATATTTCTACGTCATTGCCTATGGGGAAACCCAATTCTGCGCTCGGCGTAGTTGTGCCAATACCTACCTGTGTCGTACCTGTTGGTATACTTAATACCGTAGCGTCAGCATCGTTTTTTATAGTTACATCTGATGTTGAACCTTGCCCAGTAAGTATCAACCCTTCCGCAGATGTATACCCTATTGCCGCATTATCACCTGCCGCTGTATCACCATCTGGTTCAAAAGTTGATGCGGTTGCAACATTAGTTATATCCATTGACGTGCCGTTTAGCTCGCCACCAGAGCCATAAATAACTGCTTTACTGTTGACAATAGAGCCAGCACCAGAGCCATCGACTAAATTTAATTCAGCGGTGGTGCTTGTAACTCCGTCGAGAATGTTTAGTTCAGCAGTTGTACTCGTAACACCATCAAGAATATTTAATTCAGCAGTGGTACTTGTTACGCCATCAAGAATATTGATCTCGGCAGTTGTACTTGTAACTCCATCAAGTATGTTTAATTCAGCCGTTGAAGCAGTAACCCCGTCTAAAATGTTTAACTCAGCGCCAGTTGACGTTACCGCCGTAGAACCTAAAGTTAATTGACCATTTGGCACAATTAAACCAGCCGCGCCATTTAGAATTAAATCATCGACTGAAGTGTCCCAGGTGACATTGGCAGAAGCCGTATCACCATAAAGAATCACGTCGTAACCTTGATCATTAGCTCCGACTGTTACGGTTGAATTAAGCTGAGTAGCCCCTGCAACTGTAAGCGCACCGCCAATGCTTGCCGCTCCGACTAACGTACACAATCCAGCACTATCAATAGTTACCTGGAGAGTCGGGCTATCGCCATCACTTCCATCATTAGTATAAATTTGTAACTTGCCTTTTTGGTCGTCACTTGAACCGTCATGCGAACCAATGATCTTAACTAACGTGGATTCTTCCGAGCCTGACTGCAAGCCTTTCCATTGGATAGTGCTTTCGCGCCCACCATCTGAATCTTCTGCGGTGCTGTTGCTCAAAGTTACCGAAGGGCTGGCGTTAAACACAAATATATTATCGCCACTAGCAGAAGTTGCTGACGCGCCTACAAGCTGGAATTTACTATTAGTCGCATCATAAGCAACCAGGTAAATACCGCCTGCCGATATTTGGCCAGCGGCTAGTTGGCTCTGCGTGACATTCACGATTGCCACCGCACCAACTGAATCAATGTTTAAAGTTGCCGCACCAGTGTTGGCGTGATTGGCTCTAAACATGTACGCATCGCCTTGGGCATACGCGGTTACTGTTCGAGCTGCCGCTAATACATAAGCATTAGAGCTACCTGTTGTGCTTTTAGTCGCGTTAATGTCCTCATACCAGCGCTTGACTCTGGCGAACGATTCACGCCAGCTATTATTGACGCCAGATGGGGCCATGTTCTCAGGCATACCATTTGGACTTGCCGAGTTGTTATCATCAGCTGTGACTGAATAATCTTTAATTTCTGCCATTGTTACGTACCTAATGCTTTATAATTGCTATACAAATCCATCAAACCGCCAGCTATACCAAGTCCAGCGCCAATATTGCTAGCTGTAGAATTTGAGTAATCGGGCTGGTTCATAACATTAGTTCCACCAAAATTTCCAGCTATTGCATTTTGATAATTACTTAAATTGCGCCCTGGTCTAGTCTGATCGAACATATATTGGTTATATTGGTCTTTTATTACGTTTCCAGCTTGTGTATCGCGTATTTGACCAGCGCCTAACAATTGGCTTGCGTCAAAATAATTAAGACCAGCCATGCCGGGTATCTTGCCCATCGCCGCATCTTGTCGGCCTCTTTCGGTCGCGTAATTTTGCCCATAAACATTGGTTGCAAGGCGTCCTAAAGAATCGCCTAGCTCACGTTGCGAATTAGCCATCATGTTTTGATATAACCCTGAACCAAAACGGCCTTGCGCATCTGCATTAGCGCCAATAGACGGCGCAACCGCTTCACGATAGTTTCGTGTGACATTATCAGCTGCTTGGTTATACATTTGGTCTAGGTAAGGATTTGAGTTTAAAAAATCGCCTGACAATGTTTGCCCTAACAAGTTTTGACCTATGCCAATATTGGGGCTGCCTGCCATTGCTGTATTTTGTATGCTTTGCAATGCCGATTCGGTTGGTGCACTAAAATCTGCGACCATTGATTTTCCAAAACCTTTCGGGCCACCAGTTTCATAAAGTCTGCGTGCTTCTGCAAAACTTTCATCTAAATACGGTCGTTGACCAGAATAAGGCGATGAGCTTGCGCTAGTAGTTATCATGCCTGGCGCGGCCATGTTAGTTGCACCCATATTTAATGGGTTTAAATTTGGTCGATAATTGGCGTATTCAAGGGCCATGTCATGCTCCCATAAAAGGATTATAAAAAGAACGATAGTTGATTGGTGTAAATTGCATCGGCGTGTAGCCTAATTCATACGCTATTGGCTGACGCCCTGTTACTGCTGGCGCTTTTGGCATGTCGAAAGGATTGCCGCTTGAGCCTGCGTTTGCAGTTGCAGTTTCATCAGGAAAAAACTCGCTAGCCGCCCCTAACGCGAGCTTGGTTGCTTCAAATGGATTGTCTTTTATTTTGTCTAAAATTGAATCTGGCTCTAAACTAAATTCGTCGATGTAATTAGGTTGTGTTGCAAAAGGATTATTAACAGCAAATTGCCCTTCTCCGAATAACGTATCAACAGCCGGATCGGGTATTTCTGGCGGTGTAAAACTGTCGCTTCTTAAAAAAGGATTAATATTATTTTGTAATGTGGCCTCTGCCGTACCGCCTTCAGGAAACAAACTATTAGTTAATCCTTCCTCGGCTGTTGGTATTGGCAAACTGTAATCGGGGCTATTATAAAAACCTGGTGCCGTTGGGCTTAACGATGTTGTCGAGGCTGGTATATCGACAGTCGGCGCCACTACAGAAGAAAAACCAGGAACAGGGTTAGGCACATCAAATCCTGGAACTGCATTTGTCCCAACGTAACTAAACGGATTACCGCTTGGTGCAATAAAATTATCACTGCTTAAATTAGTGCTGATTGGCACGCCATCTGGAAATAAGGGATCTGGTATTTGGTCGGTCAACGCACCCTGCAAATCAAACGTATCTTCGCCAATATTGGTGCCAGTAATTTTTGGCGCATTGCCTAAATATGTCGTTCCAGCTGTTAAACCCATTGATAACGGATCAAAATCTGTTCGCAAACCAGTGGCCAGTGTATTTCCAGCCGTCACCCCTAAACGACCTGCGGCAGTTGTAGGATTGAAACCGCCACCACCTACAAACGCTTGGCCTGCATTAAGCGCAATTTCCCCGGGGCTTTTCCCTTGTATCGCTCCAATACCTCCGGCTGTTGCCATTCCTAAGTACGGATTTATAATTGTTGCGCCAATTGTTAAGGCTGGTGCCACAAATCGATCAAATATTGAGCCTGGTTTATTTTGAAATTTGTTTCCAGTATAGCGACCGCCGTAATCAAAAGCGTCAAAAGCAAAACCAACAGGCAAAGCGTCACTAATCTGGCCTGTTTTTATATAATTCTCATAAGCCGCCGCCGCTTCAGGGCCATAACGACCACGCGAGCCACCACCTTGCGGCCCTAAAAAGTCTTTCATGCCGTTCCAGATAGACTTGTTACCACCCATTTTGGCTTCTGACTCAGGGATAGGGCTTTCTGACCAGGGCTTTACACCTTCGGCATACTGTCCGTAAGTTTCCCAAATGTTCTGAAATCGGTCTGTGACGTTATCTAAATCGACGCCGTAATTGGTTGCGCCAACTCCGATCATATTATAAGGGAGTTCTTTTGCGTCAAACTGACCTGGGTTTACATAATAGGCCGCCGCTTCTACATTGTCGGGTAAGTTCCACCGCGCCGTATCAGAAAATCCAGCAGAGCGTAATGATTGTTTTTGATTTTGCACTTCACGACTGTCAGGCACATAATCAGGATGAAATTGTATGCTACCAGCTAACGAATCGTCGTTTTTAGCGTCCTCAAGCGACATACTCGCTAATTTGTTACGCACATCAATGCCTTGCTCATACGCTTCTAAATTTTCTTGAGTAGGCTCAACATTGCCTGGCAAGTCACGGCCTGTGCGGCCTAACAAACCAAAAAAACTATTTGCTGCTAACATTTATCTAAGTCCTTTCGACGCTATGTTGGCTCGAACACCAAGCGCATGATCAAAACCACCGGCAATATCAACTCGAAATCGCATATAACGCGCACTCTTTCTTAAATTGTGTTGCCCTGTGGCGCTATTAACCGTCACACCCGACGAATAGGTTATGTCTGAGTTTTGATTGGCTCTAGTGGCCACATAGACGGTATTAGTAGCGGTTGAGCCTTCAACTAACGGCAATACGTTATTGCACGTTAAAATATTGGTGTTTTCGCTTCCCACTTCCTCAGATTCTAGGCGTGCTGTTAAAGCTGCTCCGGTGAAATCGCCTGATCTATGGCTGGTATTAAAACCATATAAACCAGCCGCACCGCCTTTCCACAAATCAGAATCAAGTGATGCTGGCAAACTATCAAGTGTATAAGTGTTACCACCCACCGAATCTAACGAGTCCATCGTGTAACCTGGCGATAAGCCATCAAATATAATTTCTGTGTCAATTACCGCATAACCCCAGCGCCCCGACTTCCAATCGTAAATCAGCAGTTCATCATTACCTGATGCGCCGTTAGCATACGACCAGACTACTTTGGAGTTTGCGGGATCGATTGCAGATGAAATGGTGTAATAACTTTCTTTATTTACGCGATCTAAGAACCAGCGATCAACCTTTTGGTCACCTATTGGTGTTGTGCCTTTTCCAATGTCATAACGCTGAAAGCCGGATTCTGATAAAAAGAAAACACTATTACCGTAACGCACGACAGAGCCCTCAGAAGGCGTGCCAATGCCCACCGCAGTTTCATTAAACGACCAAACTAAAGGCGGCCCCTCGTAGCGCATTTCCCATATTGAGCGTTCTTGAAATATTACGCCAATATCACCGCCGGTAATCGCCATGATCTTGCCGCCGTTACCGACTAGATCTTGAAAATCAGCTTGTGTAGAAGGGACAGTCCCCCAGCTTGTTTCGTTATTCTGGCCTGACCATTGCACTCTCGTAGGGTACTCGGTGGAACCACTTAAAATATCACCGATCACCACAAAAGAGCGCACGCCTGTGATAAAACGAGCCTTTGGGGGACTTCCACCGAGATCGGCAAAAGCAGACGTGCCGTCAATCGGGCCTATCTGAATATTATCTGCGTAATTGGTCGCAATTACTTGCGTTCCAAACTTTAAAAAATTCCAATTATCAAGCGTGTCATTGTTATAACCGCCTGACTTTGATTTGTCGGTCCAAGTGCCACCAGCATATCGGTATAACTTTGTCGCATCACCGGCAAACATTCGCACATTAGCGTCGCCATCAATCATTGCAACCGCGCCACGTGCTTTAGCGCTTAACGCTGTCGAGTCAACAGCAAGCGAGCCCCAAGAGCGAAAGCCTGTTCCATGCGGCTGTATATTTTGCGCGTGCGTTGTCCCGGGCAAAGACAATGCGGCTTGATCGGGTAGCCACTCGCCAAATTTTAAAGTCGTTGGTTTAATCATGGATTAATTGAATCCGTTTTTACGCTAATTGGCCCTTGATTAACCCGCCCTTGCCGATACGTTTCAGATGCGGACCAGGCAGCGACCTTATATTGGTCTAACCAATCTTTTGAGGTTGCGTCGTCTTGAGTAAAACGAAACGCATGAAAAAGGCACGCGGCTAAATACACATCAGGATAGTCCGTTAATATCCAGTTTGTCGTATTAGACGCGCTTAAACCCGTCACGCTCGGAAAATAACTTAACTCGTAGGCATAAGTTGAGTCCGGCGTGCAATCAAATTCTATTTTGTCCGATATGGTGTACCACCTCGGCAGACCAGCCGCATCACGTTGATAAATGCTTAACTGCGTTGGATCGACGTACCGCAACACACCTGTCACCCCATTCGAGGTCAGTGTCAGTCGGTACGAGTCCAAATAATCAGCCGGTAAATCAAGCGTATTAGCTGAGGTTGAAAGCGAGCCTGACACTCGCGTGATGTTGCCTCGAACGCCACCAATCTCCGGCAAACGCGGCAATGCTGGCGCACGTTTTAGATAGGTTTCAGCGAGATCAATAAAATTATCAATGTAACTGGTTAAATCGTCTCGTGCGGTCCAATCAGCAATGGCTGTTTTTAATTCACTGTATGTCGAGATTGCCATGCTTTTCGTCTCTCCGTTATGTTATTTAAGACCAGCTCGGCGTGTACCGAGTCGCCCATCAATTCCAACCAACTGCAGTTTCCCACCATCGAATCAAACTCTTTAGTCCAGGCCTCGGCGTAATCGCAGTCTTTAGTTTCAGGGAAATGCGGTATGCCAGCGGTATAATGAATCAATTTAGGTTGCTCAATAGGTTTGTCGTACCCTACCGTAAAATTCCATTCGCCAGGCAACTCGCCTACTGATCCAGCCCAACTAAAATCACTAGGATGGTTGGCTTCATCATTAATGTAATCAGCTGTCAATGTTTTGCACTTTTCATTGTTAAACACCATCATCGACGGCCATTCAAACCGATTAGCGCTTTTGACTACCGATACCGCATCATCTGGATTAATCAATGTTTCAAGCTCGTTAATATCAGCCTGTAACAACATATCAGCGTCTAAAAACACGCTAATGCCTTGAAAACCTGACAATGCAGGAACTAAGTAACGCGAATAAGTAAAATCAGTTAAACCTGTTCGTGTAATGGGTAATGTCGGCAGAACCAACGGCACGATGGCTAATGGCCTGCTGGTGCGCCTAGTGATTGACCATTGCAACACGTTAAAGGCGACCGGCTGTCTTGGATCTATGCCTATATAAACTCTCATCGTCGCGACAACAAACCGTCTAATTGAAAACGGCCGTCTACCTCATCCTCATAAAAAAGCGGTAAATTTAACGCCGCTCGTTCTATTGCATGTTGCGCCGCTTTGTCTCTAATTGATTTAGGTACGTTTCTGGCGTTGCCTTTTACTGCCATGTTTTGTAGTATTTTTATTTCTTCGGCTGTTAGCGTTGGAACGATTAATGGATACGGTTGACCGCCTAATACCTCATCATTATTAGTGCTTAATTCAGTCATAATGGAGTTATCAACAAAATTAGGTATTGGCCCTAAAAAACCTTGTTGTGATTTTTTACTTCCAGTGATCCTTGTGTTGTTAGCGCGATTTGTAGATAACCCAGATTGTTGCTCAAACATACTAGGTTGATTTAATAATCCGTAAAAATTCATCCGACTTTAACCTCGCCAGTGCGCGTATCGCGTAAACTGTTAATAATTGAGTCTCGAATTGCTAAAACAGCGTTTTCAGTGCCTAATTCTGGTCTGCGGTAAAACTTCACCGATTCCCACCAAGGACAATCGCCTGCAATGCCTTCGTGAAAATGCGGTTGGTCGTGTACTAATACCATTGCTGGCTTGCCTAACGCTCCGGCTAAGTGGTAAATGGTTGTCGGTACTGATACCACCATATCCAAACAATTAACTAATGCTGCTTGGTCGTCGTAATTATTTGACATTGAACCCCAGGGCCAATCGTGGATCGTAATGCCGGTTTCTTTTTTAAACTGATCAATTTCTTCGGTGCGGTCTTTGTATTCCAAGCTAACAAACGTCGCATCGAGTTCTAATATTGGTTTTAAGTCATGCAACGTAAGGTTTCTGTTTTTCCAGCCATCTGACTTAATCGCGCCACCTGTCCAGGCGATGCCGATCTTTGGCTTGTTGTGTCCTTGCGCGGATAACAACCCAGCCCATTGAATTTCTTTTTGTCTGCGAGGTTTTAAGAATTTGCCTCGTGGCTTCATTTCCGCATAAGGCATGAAGCTGGCCATTGATATTTGATGCGTTGCTTTAACACGCCCTTTGAAGTCGCTAAACTGCGCTCCATGCACATCGGAAAACGGAAACGATAAACTGAACAGCGTTTCTAGTTTTGGGTTGCAAACAATTTGCGATGGCGTGATCGGGCACGCTGACATATAGGCTATTTGATCGCCTAACCCTTGTTCGCCGTACACTAAAACGCTAGCGTCTTTTTCACCTTTCCATTCAGGCAGGCCATAATCTTGCAACTCGCGTTGCGTGGTAGTGCCTAATTGCGATCTGTATAACTTCCACCCTAGCTCCCAATCACGTTCGTGCAATGCAGCAAACGCCAGTGAGGTTTTAGGTTGGTGGTGATCTTCTAACTTGAGCGATAAATTGGCGTAATGCTTGGTCTTTTTAAAGTTATAGCCCTGAACATACGCACTAGCTAATTGTCGATACACAATGGCTTTATTGCTATCCGGCTCGTTATCCGGCATTAAATCAAGCGCCTGGTGTAAGGTTTTACACGCTTCACTGGCTTCTTGTAATACCGCTTGAACAGAACCAAGCAACAACAAATTACGCCACGTCTTGCTTTCACTTACCGCCGCCACCGCTATCGGGTACGCATAAGGCGCTTTACCAGCATCAATCAAAAAACGCGCTAATGTTGTCCAGGCTTCGTGATTGGTTGGATCTTCGGAAAGAACCTTTAATAACCCATGACCTGCAAAATCTAAATCGCCGTATTCAATTGCTCTATCGCAATCAGCCAACAACTCAGACACGCCCTGTACCTGTCCTCAAATACGCCCAATCACGATCGTTTAATAACTTCTTAACCGCAGGCAAGTGATCTTTATTGTATATATCAACGCCTAGCTCTTTCTTCCATTTCAAAATAACGGAATTAGGAACGCTCGCCGCGTGCCACCAGTTGTTTTTAATACCACGCTGGGCCACTTCATTTAGCCCTTTAGCACCACCATTGCCCTGATTCCTAGCAACTTTATTAGCCTCGAGTACCGGCGCCACGTCCTGTACTTCCGCTATAACGGTTTCTTTAGTGTGGTGGTCGTAATCGTGCCAGGTCTGAATGCCAGTATCAGCATCGTAATCAAGTAATCGTTTCATGCGTGAGTCTTAGACTTGTTGCCAAATGTCGCATGCTTGCCCATTTGAGACATGGTTTTTTTGAAGTTTCCAGTATTTTTCATGTCTTGCTTGCCGCTTTTCTTAAAGTTCTTTAATGAACCTTTTTTAGAGTCCGCTTTCATAATTTACCTCGTAGAATAAATAATGGGGGCCTTTCAGCCCCCATCAGGGGACGCGCTACAAATGGAGTTGCAACGCTATTGCGTAGTGAAACGCAGGGTTTATGTAGTCGTGTAGATCTTTCCAGACGCCGCTTCGTTCAATGACGAAAGCGTGTACTCAGAAATAATCATAGACCTGTCTGAGTCACCAGTTTTACTTAGTGCTTCAGTTTGGATAGGTCGCAGATAATCAACACTCCAATAGTCCATATCAAGCGCATAAACATTCACCGCAGACATGAAACGGTTAGCTACAATTTGTAACTGCCCAAAGTCTGAAATGTAAATGTCAGCCGCACCGACGATTGAACCTGGCGCTACTGGGCCATTAGGTTGCACATCTCGGAATTGAGTTCCGATACCTGCAAACGCTGAGGCTAATTGCTTGTTTGCGCTTCCGCACATAACAACACCAGGATTACCGCCTGAGTTCCAGACAGCCGCTAGACATGCTTTTAACTGTACTTCGCTAAAAGCTGCTGCTGTTCCAGGTGTTGGAGCAGTTGCCGGAGCACCAGAAGTTGTCGCAGGTGTAGTAGTATCTGCACCTGACTGCGCCTGGTTAGTTGATAGCCATGAGCCGATACCTGCTAGTTGTCTAGCTGTACCCGCACCGCCAGCTGTACCGATCTGAAGGCCGGTTAAAGCAACTTCCATATCACGTTTTAGCTCGCGTCCAGATTTTGAGATCTGATAGCTCATTTCATCAGCTCGGCCCGCCGTTGAAACACTTTGCAATGTTCCAGTAACACGAGGCACTTTAGTGCTGATCTGTGTGTAGTTACCTAGACGATTAGTCGCTACCGCTGTATCAGTAGTTGCGTCGTCGCCTTCGATATTAGCGTTTAGTGCTGCCGCCGTTAATGAGTCTGTTTGCCACTCATGAAAGGTTGCTGAAGCGCTACCGCGTTTTGCATTGGACAAAAACGGCGTATCCATAGGCGATATGTCGTAAATAATGTCCGATAAGTCCTCTCTCTCGCCTACTGCGAGGAAAGTTGTAAAAGTACCCGCTGGTGTAGCCATTAGGTTGACTCCTCTATTTACTTAGTCGATGTTTGATCAACGCCGCTGCATCTTCGGTTGAGCCTGACTTGCGCAAACTCTTTCTTAATGCGCTTTCTGCGGTGACCGCTTGTTGTGCTTTCGAGCGTTTGGCGCCTGGCGTTAAAACCTTAGAGCCTAACTTCAGCACTTTCTTTTTAGCTACATCCGTTTTTCTCATAGACTTGTCGTACATCATCGCTTTATGCGCTAACACAATAGTGCGGTGATCGTAGGAGCTGTCTACGTCTTGCTGGCTGTAACCTTGATCGAGTAAATAATTGACTAGCTCGGCCTGCTCGGCTTGGCGTGTTTCGTTATTTTGCCACGATGGTATGGCTGTCGTTAAAGCGCGATCCTCTCGCTCTAAAACTTGGCCTAATTCTTTTTGATGCTGTTCACTAATAGCCGCCTTGCTTTGCTCGTACGCTTGAGCGGCCTGTTGGCGCATGGCTTGTAATTTGCCATTGCGCTCCTGAAATTCTTGTCGTTTAGCCGTCCATTCAGTCGGATTGTTGATACGCAAACTGTCCCAATCGACAGACTGAAACTCAGCCTGTAATGTTTGCTGCACCTGGTTCAAAAACATCGCGCCTTCTTGCGCTTGCCTTTCCATTGCCTCGGCCGCTTGTTGTTGTTGCGACTGTAACTCAGCTTTTAACGCTTCGCTTTCTTGCGCTAATCGTTGCGCACGCTCGTTAGTCTGAAACGTGTCCTTCCATTCGCCTAAGCTAACCTCTTTCCGCTCGCCATTAGCATCAGTGATCGGAATCGAAACATTATATAAATCGGCTGTTTCTACGCCTAAATGTTCAGCTAAGTCGCTAATTGAGCTGACTTCCAACGCTTCTTCCTCTACCACCTCTGCCGTTTCATCACTTGCTTGTGGCAGTTCTTCGGTTTGTTCTGCTTGCTCTGGTTGCTCGGCTTGTTCTGCTGGTTGTTCTGTCTCAACCGCCTCTAGTTGTGGCGCTTCTGGCGCTGTTTCTACCGGCGCTGCCTCAGCTGGTGCTTCTGCTACCGGCTCTGGCGCTAAACTTGCGCTAATACGTTCTTCGATACTTGGTTGCCTCTCAGCCATGATGTACTCCTTATCGCCTCTCAGCGTGTTTTATCAAGTTCCATTTGTGCCATCTTGCCGGTCGTCAATACGCTTTCAATGTGGCTAAACACTGAACGCGATGCGACTAACATCTGGTATATCTTTTCTCGTTCCTCACTTTGATTCATGCTGGTGGTTTGCCAGGCTTCTAGTAAATTGTTAGTAATCATTTCTTTAGTTTCGATGAACAACGGATTGCTCATTAAAATTTGCGCTTGGTGCGCACGCTCACGCTCTTTGATTAAATTGTTCTTATCCAATTTGCGTTACCTGGCCAGACTCATCACGAATAATAGGTTGGTCGCCTACTTGTATGATCAGCCCTTGCTCATCACGAACAATGGTTTTAGGCGATGATGAGCTTTGGGAAATAGCGTCAATCCGCTCGGCTATCTCTTGATTCTGTGCTAACAAACTCCCAATCAACTCCCGCATTTCAGATAAGTCGACCGGCGATTCCGCTTTAGCTTCCGAGGTCACCAGCTTAGTGATGTTGTCTAACTGCGCTTTGTATTGCGCTACCTCACTACTGCGCTCGGACTGCACCGCATCTAACTCTAAGTTCAAACGCGCTAGGGCTTGCTCGGTGTCTTGTTTTTCCATTTGAAGCTCCAAACTTGCGATCTTGGCGTCCGAATCGTTGGAGTTCTTAAACTGCGTTAATTGCGCTTTCATCCGCTCAATGTCAGCTTTTAACTGCGTTTCTTGCATGGTCAACTCTTGCTGGCGCATCTTTAACTGCTGCTCCATCTGCATTTGTTGCATTTTGACCTGGTTGGCGTCGAGCTTGCTTTGCGCCTCCATCATTAACGCTTGTGCGTGCGTCTTAGCTAACTCGGCCTGCATGTCGGGTTGCGGTGGTGCAGGTGGAATAGTTCTAGGATCTGTGAAATACGCACTTGGCTCTAAGCCAAACGCATCAGTCATATCAGCTAACGATTGATACAACTGATAAGGCTGTACAATGGAACCTAACCCACCGGCTTGTACTTGCTCCATCTGTTTAGCCATGATTGAGTCGAGCGCTACCATGCGTCTTTCGCGTGATACCGTACCAACTCCAACCGTAATCGTGGTATTAACCCGCTCACGCCACTCACTAGGGTTAAACGCACCAAACTGGCCTGATACATTGACCACCATTTCTTTATCCTGGTGCGTCATCAATAACCTATGGATAAGTTTAAAGACTGTTCTAAACCCAACTTCAGCAACAATGCGTGCAATCAGTTCGATTTTCATGCGTGCCGAGTCATACGCTAACGCCGCAACGCCTGTATTCACATTGGCTAAACTGTTCTTATCTAAGCCAGCCACCTCATTGCCTACGCCTGTACGCTGTTTACGCACTTCATCCAGGTAATTAACCATGTTATAGGCTTCTGGCGGCAAGCTATTGTGTGGCATTGGCGTGATGTAACTGCTTGCACCGCCATCGCCTTTAAACCGCACCACGCCGCCAGGACGCGAGGTTAGCAAGTCATCAAGGTTTACATGTTGATCATTAACTGCCGTTCGGCTGTTGTTTGCTAGATAGGTGTTATCGAGCATC